AAGATCCCCGCCGACGCCTGGGCGTCGACCGAGGCACCGCCGACCGACGCCACCGTGGGGCAGGTGTCGATCGCCTACGCCGTCTCGAGGGACGGCGAGTGGTCGTCCATCGCCGTCGGCTCCGGCAACATCGCGGAGCCCTACGTCGAGGTCATCGAGCACCGTCAGGGTGTCGGCTGGCTCCCGGCCCGCCTCGTCGAGCTCGCCGAGCGGTGGCAGCCGTTGGCGGTCGGGTGGAACAACGCGGGACCGGCAGCCGCCCAGGCGGGCGCCGTGCTTGACGCCTTCCGCACCGCCGGTGTCGACGTCGGCCTGCTGCAGCCGGTGAACACGTCCGACTACAAGGCGGCGTGCGGCGGCTTCTACACCGACGTCGTCGAGGGCCGGCTGCGTCGCCCCGCCGGCCAGGGTCCGCTCGACGTGGCGGTCGCCGAGGCGTCCGAGCGTCCGCTGGGCGATGCGTGGGCGTGGGACATGCGCAACGCCACGGTGCCCATCTCGCCGCTTGAGGCGGTGACGATCGCCCGTTCGTTGCTGCCGACCGAGGTGCCTGCGTCGGCGCCCGTATTCGCTTTCTGACACCGGAGGCTCTGTGCCGCGCAACATCACCGCTGCGCTGGTGCAGCTTCTCGGCATCGTCGTCGCCATCGCCGGCGGGTTCCTGCTGTCGGTGCCTGCGGGCATGATCGTCGCCGGCGCCGTCGTACTGCTCGTCGGGCTCGACCTCGAGGGTGACCGCTGATGCTCGGCGGCTTCCTGCGTGGGCGTGAGGAACGAAACATCTCCGCCGAGGAAATCATCGCGTCGGTCAACGCCCGTCGCCTCGATGGCAAGGGCGGGCTACCGAACACCGTCGACGACGGCACAGCGATGCGTCACAGCGCCGTGTGGGCGTGTGTGCGCCTGATCGCCGGCGTCGGCTCCACGTTCCCGCTCGACCAGTACCGTCAGAGCGGCGACACCCAGACGCCGCTGTCGCTGGCCCCGGTGCTCGCCGAGCCGTCGACCGAGGTCGGCGCCGCCACCTGGCGCTACCAGATGTGGTCGTCGCTGCTGCTCGCCGGCAACGCCTACGGGCTGATCACCGAGTTCGCCCCCAACGGGTTCCCGCGACGCATCGAAATGTTGTCGCCGAACGTAGTGACGTGGCATGACGAGGACGGCGGCTGGGTCACGAAGATCGACAACCAGCCGGTCGGTCGTTGGCCCAACGGCCGCCTGTGGCACACGGCCATCTTCGTGCCCGGCGGTCAGCCGTTCGGCCTGTCGCCGATCACCTACGCATCCCGCTCCATCGCCTCCGGCCTTGAGGCTGAGAAGTTCGGCGGCGAGTTCTTCACCGGCGGCGGTCACCCGTCGTCGATCATCTACTCCGAGCAGAACCTCACGCCTGACCAGGCGCAGGGCGCGAAGGATGCGTTCGTGCGGGCCACCCGTGGCCGTGAGCCTGCGGTGTTCGGCGCCGGCCTGAAGCACGAACAGATCCAGATCAGCCCGACCGACTCGCAGTTCCTCGACTCGCAGCGGTACACCGTGGAGCAGATCGCCCGTATCTACGGCGTGTTCCCCGAGATGATCGGCGCCGCCACCTCCGGTTCGAGCGTCACGTACGCCAACCGTGAGCAGCGTGCCGCCGACTGGCTGACCTACGGGCTGATCCCGTACCTGGTGCCGGTCGAGGAATCGCTGTCGTCGCTGATCCCCCGCCCGCAGAAGGTGAAAGCGAACGTCAGCGCGGTGCTGCGGTCGGACCTCAAAACCCGTTATGAGTCCTACGCCATCGCCCTGACCAACGAGTTCCTGACGGTCGACGAGGTGCGTGAGCTCGAGGACCGCCCACCGATGCCCGAGTCGCCTGACGATTCCGCCGACGACAGCGTCGACGACTCCCCCGACCCCGCCGTCCCGTCTCCCGATGGAGAGCCCGATGACTGAATACCGGCGAACCGATGACGGCGTCGAGACGCCCGAGCGCGAGTCACGCGCAGTGTCGGGCCTGGAGCTGCGGGCGGCCGACGACGGCAACCCCGTGCTGACCGGCTACGCCCTCGTCTACGACACCCGCTACGACATCGGCGGTGGCCCCGACAACGGCGGCTTCACCGAGGTCATCGCGCGCGGTGCCGCCACGAAGTCGGCGAAGGAAGCGGACGTCAAGCTGCTGGTGAACCACGCCGGCGTGCCGCTGGCCCGCACCAAGTCCGGCACGATGACGCTCGAGTCCGACGACATCGGCCTGCGGGTGTCCGCTGAGCTGGACCCGTCGAACCCCGTCGTTGCTGAGCTGCGCTCGGCGATGGAGCGGGGTGACATGGACGAGATGTCGTTTGCCTTTCGCGCACTGAACCAGGACTGGTCGGACAACTACGAGGTGCGGACGATCCGCGAGCTCAAGCTGTTTGACGTGTCCGTCGTGACGTTCCCGGCGAACCCCGCCACCGTCGCACAAATCCGCGAGTCGGCCCTCGAGGCCGAGACCGCAACGACCACGCCGTCAGGTCGTTCCCTCGCACTGGCTCGACGCCAGTACGAGGCGCTGTCCATCTGACAGCACAACACCTGGCCGAGCACGCCGCCGGCAGACGACGCCGCCCCGCACAGCGGGAAACACGTCGTCGCCACGTCGCGCACACCCGGTGAACCCCACCCCCACATCGAACCTGGAGGTTCACACCATGTTGGAGCAGATCCGCTCCCTGATCGCGGCTGCGCTGACCGAGCGCGACGCCGCAGACGAGGCCGTGAAGGCCATCCTCGAGGCCGCTGAGACCGAGGGTCGCAGCGAGCTCACCGAGGACGAGACCGAGGCGTTCGACGCGAAGCGCGACGAGCTGCGCAAGGTCGACGAGAAGCTGGCCGAGCTGCGCCAGCGTGAGGCCGACCTGGTCGCCCTCGACGAGTCCCGCAAGGCTGCCGACGAGACCCGCAAGGCCCTCGGCGTGCAGACCGTGGTGAGCGTGAAGGCTGAGGAGCGGACCTACCGCCCCGACGGTGAGCACGACTTCCTGGCCGACGCCTACCGGGCCCAGTTCTCCGGCGACTACGAGGCGCGCGAGCGCCTGGAGCGTGCCAAGGGCGAGGCCATGGCCGAGTACCGGTCGACCACCGGCGTGTTCGGCGGACTCGTCGTCCCGCAGTACCTCACGTCGGAGTTTGCTCCCGTGCTGCGTGCGGGTCGCCCGTTCCTCAACGCCGTGTCCTCGATGGCGCTGCCGGCCGACGGCATGACCATCACCATCCCGCTCGGCAACACCGGCACCTCGGTGGCTGCGCAGGAGACCCAGAACACGGCCGTGTCGAACACGACCTACGACGAGAACGACCTCACTGTGCCCGTGCGTACCTACGCCGGCCAGCAGGTTGTCTCCCGGCAGTCGCTCGACCGTGGCGCCGGCATCGGTGAGATCCTGCTCTCCGACCTCATCTCCGCCTACGCGACGAAGCTGGACACCGACGCCATCAACGGCGCCGGCACCGCTGGCACGCACTACGGCGTGATCAACACCACCTCGGTGCAGACCGCTGCGTGGACCGGCACCACCGGCGCTTCGCTGGTCGCGTCGATCCACAACGCCATCGGCAAGGTCAACACGTCCCGCCTGGCCGCTCCAGACCTGATCGTCATGCACCCCCGCCGCTGGGCGTGGCTGTGTGCGCAGTCGGACAGCAACGGGCGTCCGCTGGTGGAGATCACCCCCTACACCGGCGACAACGTCGTGGCGGCTGGTGCCGCTGCGGGCGTGAACGCCGTGGGCTCCATCGCCGGCGTGCCGGTCATCTCTGACGCCAACGTGCCGATCACCCTCGGTGCGTCGACCGACGAGGACCGGATCATCGTGACCCGTCGTGCCGACAACATCCTCATGGAGCAGGCCGGCTCGCCGCTCGGCTTCCGCTACGAGGAAGTCCTGGGCGACCAGCTGTCGGTGCGGATGGTCGTGTTCGGCTACTCGGCGTTCACGTCGGGCCGCTACCCCGTCGCCTCCTGCGTCCTGCAGGGCACCGGGTTCAAGCAGGTCCTCAGCTGAGGCCCTGACCCTCGCGGGGTCGGGACCGGCTTGACGGCACCTGGACCCGACCCCGCATCGCCGTCACCCCATAACGCCGTCACCAAGGAGTCGTCATGCCGTCAGAAGATGGCCTGCCCGGTCGCGTCCTCATGGCGTTCCCGAGCACCGGCCACGACATCAGCACCAGGTTCCTGCGCTCGTTCGTCGAGCTGGACATCTGGGACCGCGAGCGTGCGGTGCAGACGTGGGAAGCGGCCGGCGCACCCGAGTCGCCGACGCCCATCGACCTGCGTCTGCTGCACAACTACATCGCGCTTGAGGCGACGGCGAACTTGGCGAAGGCCCGCAACCGGCTGGTCGACGAGTTCCTGCACAACGACGACTACTCGCAGTGCGAGTGGTTGTGGTTCTGCGATACCGACATGGTGTTCCCGCCGGACATGCTGCACCGGCTCGTCGCCCGTGCGATGCAGATGGACCTCAAGATCCTCGGCGCACTGTGCGTGATCATCACCGCCGACGGTCCGGTGCCGACGCTGTTCATCCCCGACGAGGACTCCATCACCAAGGTGATGCTTGACTGGGAACCCGACCAGGTGCTGCAGCTCGCGGCGACCGGCACGGGCTGTCTCCTGATCCACCGCTCGGTGCTGCAGGAGATGTTCGACCAGTCGGGCGGGTCGAAGAACTGCTGGTTCGGGTTCGACATTCGCACCGGCAAGTCCGGCATCGAGTGGTCACTGGGCGAGGACGTGTCCTTCTGCCTGCGTGCCGCCGAGGCCGGCTTCCCCACCTACGTCGACACCACCGCCCACGTCGGGCACCACAAGGGTCCGAAGGTGTGGTGGCCCTCGTCGACCAAGGAGACGCCGGCGAAGCTGGCGGAGCGCACGGACGACAGCAATGCCTACGCCTGAGCTAACCGACGTGCTCGAGCGGGTCGGTGGCCCGATGTCGTTCGCCGAGTGCGAAGCCCTCGCCGATCTTGCCGCCGCCACGACGGCACACGCTGCGCTCGAGGTGGGCCACTACCTC